TTACGTTAATCACCTACCAGAAAATGTTTTCCTTTACTCATAATGATCTACATACCAATAACATTGTCTTCAAGAAAACTAAAGAAAAGTTTTTATTTTATGAATTCGAGAGAAAACAGTACAAAGTGCCTACTTATGGAAGAATATACAAAATAATAGACTTTGGTCGCAGTATTTACAAATTCGATTCCCATATTTTCTGTAGTGACAGTTTTGCGCCATCGGGTGATGCAAATGGACAATACAATACTGAACCGTACATGAATACGAAAAAACCAAGACTCAAACCGAATCCTAGTTTCGATTTGTGCAGGTTAGGTTGTTCTTTGTACAATTTTTTCATTGACCCAGATGAAGAATTGCCTAAAGATATGAATGAAGTCCAAAAACTGGTTCATTTTTGGTGTTTGGATGACAATAAGATGAATATACTGTACAAACGTAATGGTGATGAACGATATCCCAATTTTAAACTGTACAAAATGATTGCGCGATTAGTGCATGACAAAACACCACAAAGTCAATTGGCTTTACCGGTTTTCCAACAATTTGAAATGCCTAAATTGGGTAAAATATCGAAACTCATGAATATAGATGTACTGCCTGTTTATTGGAAATAAACAATAATGACACATTTTTACTATTATAAAAAATATGTCACACTAAAGTAATGTGCGTGGTGTTTATCCTAGACGAGGAAACTGTACAAGGTTAGCACCTATACCGAATCCTGCTCCTCCTCTTGCACTACTAGCCATGGATGGAACAAATACATCCAAAATGGCGAATGTTGCAGCGGCGGATAGAGCAATGATGGTAATTTCTTCAACATCTAACTTTCTCTTTGGGATTGCAAATGCAGCTAAAGCTACCATGATACCTTCAACAAGGTACTTGATTGCGCGTTTTAAATATTCGCTAAAGTCGACACCTGGCATTTTATCGTTATCGTTATATAATATACAATATAAAAATAATTTACAAGAAAAAAAAGAACTTAAATTCAAATCTTTTCCTAAAGTATATTCAATTGTTGTACAATGTCACGATCTTTTGAGAAAAAAATGACCAATGATGGTAAGCTGAATCCTCGATATGTGGATTTACTAAACGAAGACCCTGTTATGCCCAGTCAAATGTATGGTTGTTATTCTTTTGTTTCTCCTGAAAAGATTATTAAGAATAGAGACATGTTTATGTTTGAAAAATTTGTAAAACAATGGCAGTACAGTAAATCAATTTCCATGTTTTCCGATTTTGTACAATTTTTATCGTACAAATATTCTATCAATTCAGAGGCTATTTTGAATGATTTGGTAACATTTTGCAAAGAAGAAGAAAATGTTTTGAAAAGAGAAGATGTAGTAGCCGATTATGCTCATTTTATGGATAAAAACGAAGAGCGTTTAGCGGAAGAATACAATCGTGATAACAAATTCCAAACTTCTGTACGTGGATTTATTAACCGTGGTAACTTTCCTTCAGCAGAAGAAGCTGAAAAGTATGCTAAAGAACTTCGTGATCGTGATCCAAACCACGATATTTTTGTAGGAAGAAATTTCGTCTGGACACCTCTTGATCCAGATGCCTACAAGACTGGACGTATTGAGTTTTTAGAGGAGGAATTGAATCAACTTCACCACGAAAAACTCAAGAATGAAAAGAAAGCTAAGGAAGAGTTCGAAAAACGTTTGTACGATGCAAAACGTAAAGCGATCGAAGAAAATGTACGAAAGGCAAAGGAGAGTGGAAACAAATTAACTCAAACTATGGATGAAGACGGAAATTTAATTGGAGCCAATACAATTAATTATGATGAAAGAGAAGCTGCTGAACCAGTTGAAAATAGAAAACCGTTTCATCAGGGGGAACGTAGTTCCCCCTAACCCCCTCAAGGGGGAACATAGTTCCCCCTACCCCCCTCCATGGGGGTAAAATATTATTTATTACATACTTTAGGTAGAACCTAATTGTTCCACCTAAATTGAATCTGTTTATTTTTACTGTATTAATGAGGGGGAGGGGGTATGGGGGATGTATCCCCCAGGGTTAGGGGGAACTACGTTCCCCCTGGAGGGGGGTTAGGGGGATGAAATCCCCCTATACGGTAGGATAATATTCCCAATCCAAATAGTCACATACTTGTCTCCATATCATGTCTTGCTCTAGTTGTTTTATTCGATCTTTCATCATTGGTATAAAAGGTAAATATTGTCGTTGGTCCAGTAGAACACATAATTGACATAAAATGTACGTATAGTTGAAAAAATTAGTACGAGTCAATGGACAAAAAATAGCCCATGGTTGTTGTATTTCAATAAACAATACACATAATGTTTCAATTAACTCTTCATCCATAACCGGTGGTTTTATTCCCAAAATAGAATTAATGTACTGAATATGTTCAAAGTACTTATTGTACCCTAAAATACTCAATATATTACGCATTTCAGTATAATTCAATTCACTTATCTTCTTTCTCTCCTTTTTAATCCGTTTTCTTACTGCATCTAATACTTCTTCTGGAATACGAGTCGTTTCCTTCGCTTGAAATTGAGACAAAATCTCCTTGAAATGATTCAATCGAATATAAGCAGTATAAGACACTTCATTCGGCATTTCCTTATTTAGCGGTTTTTGGTGATCAATAATATGAATAATGAATTTACCACATTGTTTGTTATTGCAAATTAATACTCCCTCTTCTTCTAATGGGATCAATTCGCCTTGATTACACATTAAACATGTTTCCGAATCCAATACATATTCCTGTAGATGAATAGTCTCTTGTCCTACATTTTTCCAATATTGTTGAAACAATCGTTTGGATTGGTTATAACGTTCGCTATTCAAATTACTACTTTCATTTGTATTTCCTTTTAATTTGAAAAATGTATGAATGGTTTTTTTATCCTTTACATTTTCTCCTAAATTGATCTTCTGCTTTTCTTCATAATAATGAAAAATATACTTTGCATTATGCAGTAAATAATCATTCTTACTTTGCTGAAGCTGCTTTAATTCTTTCTTCTTTTCTTTGATTTTATCCACCATTTCAAAATACGTCTCGCTTTTCTTGTTTTTGATCTTACGGGCATCGGAAATCATATCTTTTATTTCGGTTTGTACCTTTGGTATAGTCTCATTTTCGATAACGTGGTACATACTCATCATTTCATTATGTTTTTCATCAATTGATGTAGTTGCAGTTGATGACTTTTTCTTATCCATAATAAAATTTTATTTGTTAATGGAATTTCGAATCAGTTCTTTAAACTCATTTTTTCTATCAATCATTCTTGGACATTTTATTTAGAAAGTTTTTGATTTTACTTTTGATTTTTGGATTTGGAGAGAAACTTTAGGCATTTTCATGTACATAAAAATAGAAAAAAATGCCCAAAATATACAAAAACTAGTAGTATAATCAATATTTATACCTACTATGTTGTATGTAGTAGAAAAATATACTAAATGTGTATTTTTTTCGAATTTTTTAGTAGAGGATATGTAGTATGTATTGGTTAAACTAAAAAAATAATATCTTTAGGCATTTTATATTTAGAGAACATGGCAGGAGCTCTTATGCAAATCGTCGCCTATGGCGCCCAAGATCTTTTCCTAACAGGAACCCCCGAAATTACTTACTGGAAGGTGTCTTACAGACGCCACACCAACTTCGCAATGGAATCAATTGAACAAACATTCCAAGGACAAGCTGACTTTGGAAGACGTGTAAGTGCCGTTCTATCCAGAAACGGTGACCTTGCATACAGAACCTACTTACAGGTCACACTTCCCGAGATTGGACAATACACTGATAATGGAAACTATGCACGCTGGTTGGACTATGTTGGTGAGCAAATGATCTCTCAAGTTGAGGTTGAAATTGGAGGTCAAAGAATCGACAGACAATATGGTGACTGGATGCACATCTGGAACCAATTGACCATGAGCTCTGAGCAACAAAAAGGATACTGGAAGATGATTGGACACACCACACAATTGACATACATCACCGACCCAACCTTCGCCGATGTTGCAGGACCATGTGCAGGATCCGCCGGACCTGCCCAAGTCTGTGCTCCCAGAAAGGCTCTTCCCGAGACAACCCTTTACGTTCCTCTTCAATTCTGGTTCACCAAGAACCCTGGACTTGCTCTTCCTCTTATTGCTCTTCAATACCACGAAGTCAAGATCAACTTGGATATCAGACCAATTGGAGAATGCTTGTGGGCTGTCAATAAACTTGATGCCGCTGCATCTGATGGATCAGTCTCAACCAGCCAAGCATACCAACAATCCCTTGTTGCTGCATCTCTTTACATCGACTATATCTTCTTGGATACTGATGAACGTAGAAAGATGGCACAAAACCCTCATGAGTACTTGATTGAACAACTTCAATTCACTGGTGATGAATCTGTCGGTTCATCTTCCAACAAGATCAAGTTGAACTTCAACCACCCATGTAAGGAGTTGGTCTGGGTTGTCCAACCTGACGGAAACGTTGATTACTGCTCATCTCTTGAAGGAGGTTCAGTCCTTTACAAGACTCTAGGTGCTCAGCCATTCAACTACACTGATGCCGTTGATGCTCTTCCCAATGCTATCCATGCATTCGGTTCAAGTAACGGTGTAAGTGGATCTGGTGCATTCATTGACTCAAGTGGTCTTTTCGAGACAACTCAAGCACCCAATGTAGATGAGGACACATCTGCTTCATTCCCAGGATTCTCTGATGGTGCCGCATCTGGTGTTTCTGATGCAGGAACATTTGTCCTTGCTGAGACTGCTCTTGACATGCACTGCTGGGGAGAAAACCCAGTTGTCACCGCCAAGCTTCAATTGAACGGACAAGACAGATTCTCCGAACGTGAAGGATCATACTTTGACGTTGTCCAACCTTACCAACACCACACCAGAGCACCTGATACAGGTATCAACGTGTATTCATTTGCCCTTAGACCAGAAGAACACCAACCATCTGGAACATGCAACTTCTCCAGAATTGACAACGCTGTCCTACAACTTGTCCTTTCTTCCGGAACCGTTGCAGGTGTCTCCACTGCTAAGGTCAGAGTCTATGCTCTATCTTACAATGTCCTAAGGGTTATGTCCGGTATGGCGGGAATTGCGTATAGCAACATCTCAAGTGTTGTGTCTGGTATGGATGACCTAA